ATGTAGTTCTCGGTCACCGTCAGGTGGCCCATCACCGACGGGTCGTCCATGTGGTACAGGCCGACCTGGGCGCCCCCCGGGAGGAAACTCCAGCAGGCCTTCTCGAGCTCGGCGGGGGTGAACCAGTCGCGGGCACCGTCGCGGCCCTTGGCGATCCGCTCGTCGCGGCCCGCCTGGTAGGCCAGGCCGAGGATGAACCTGGACTCCTCCTCGGCCATGCGCGCACCTCCCGGCAAGTGCTGGGATGATGGCGCCCATGAGCACCGAGGAAGACGGGTCGGCCGCGCAGTTCCGGGCGATGACGCTGGCGGCGTTCGGGCTGAAACCCTGGGACATCGGCACCGCGCCGGTCCCGCTCCGGGTGCGGGTCTGGCGCGCGGTCACCTTCGCGTACCGGCGCGGGAAGGCAGTCGACTGGCGGTCGTACAACGCGGTCGAGGCCGAGTACCGGGCCCGTCAGGAGGAGTTCGAGGCCGCGCTGCCCGGACGTGCGCAAACGGTCGCGGACCAGCTCAGCGGCATTCTCCCGGCCGGGTTGCGGTTCGAGTGGGGTGTCACGCCGGAACCACCGCACACCGGCACCTCGGATGCGCCGGGCACTCCGGTGCCGCCGTGATCGGGTAGGGGCTGCCGTGCGCGTTCGCCACGCACACCGGGCAGGCGTTCGCGTCGTCCGTTTCCCACCGGACCTGCTGCACCTTCCGGGCCAGGTACACCGCCATGGCCGCCGCCCCGGCAGCGACGAGGAGCTGTGCCAGGACGGAGCCGTTCGCGTAGTCGGCGTCGGATAGCGCGGCGAACACCGCAGCCCCGAGCACGACCGCCCCGGTCCCCTCCGCGAGGCCGTCGACCAGCGCGCGGGCGATCTGGGTGACGAACCCGGAGGCCATCTCCTCCGCTGTCATCCCGACCCCGCCGAGGGCTGCCGCAAGCCCTGCGGCGACGCCGAGAGCTTCCGCCTGTCCCGTGGCCACGTCCGTGTCTCCCGGCGTCCAGCCGCCCCAGTCCGGGCCGGTTCCGTCCGCCATGGCCGCAGCGCCGACTCCGCCGATCGTCCAGCCGTCCGCAATCACGCCGGGCACTAGCTGCTGGCATGTGCCAGCCAGGTCGATCTGCTGCGAGGCAAGCCAGCCCAGGCACCACGCGGTGGCAGCCTCGACCGCTTCCCGCTTGCCCTGGCCGTCCTGCGGGCCTTCTGGGTGCTCGGCCATCCACGCCCGGGCCATCTCCTCGGCGCGGGTCTTCCCGATGATCTTTGTCAGGGCGGCGATGAGGAGGGCGGCCCAGTAGCTTGCCGCGGCGAGGTCACGGCCCCAGCCGGGCCACTGAGGGGCGGCCTTGGCGACCGCCTCAGCTTTTGGGGCCGGTTCGCCGCCGCAACTGCACCCGCCAGAGCCTCCGCAGCATCCGCCGTCACCCTGGCAGCAGTCCCCGCCGCAGCAGTCCGGCGAGCAGCCGAGAGCGGCCATCACCGCGTCCAGGTCCGCCGCGAGCTCGGCGCGCAGCATCGGGTTGCCTGGCAGGTCGGCCGGGTCCATCCACAGGATCGCCTCGACCTGGTCGCCGTCAGGATCGTCCGGGTTCGGGATCACGTTCGGGCCGCGCACCGGCACCGAGGCCTCGGAGTCAGCCGTCCAGACGATGCCCTGGTAGATGCCGTTGGAGCTGGTCCACGAGCCTGTCTGCACGCCTGGCGGCGGGACGCAGCCAGTCTCCTCCGCGAATTCGCGCCACGCGCCCCGGAGCGGGCTCTCGCCGTTATCCAGGTGGCCGCCGGGGAACTCGAGCTTGCCCGCCGCCGGGTCGTCACCGCACAGGGCCCGCTGCAACATCAGCACGCGGCCGGTGTCCGCGGCGAGCACCGCCAGCCCGGCCACGGCGATCTCCCCCGCGGCCTTGCGTACCGCGAGCCGGCCGCCGTCGTTCAGGTTGTGCGCGTCGACCGCACGGACGGCCTCGAACCGGAAGTCGCGCCACCTGCCGGACCTGAGCCGGCCGGCTGAGTAGCGGCGGAACGCGGCCAGCTCCTTGGCGACAGCCTCCGGGTCGTCCCCGTCCTCGTCGTCGCGGATGAGCGGGTCACCGTAGATCCCGGTGCCGCTTGTGATGCCGGGCGCGGCGCCGCCGTCCTTCTTCACCGGCATCAGCGACTGGGATTCGGTGTGCGCGGGTATCGCCTTCGGCCCGTACATCTGCTCGGCCAGGGGCTGCCCGTACAGCGGCGGGTTCGGCTCGACGCCGGGGACGCCCTCGAACACCTCGTGCGGCAGCGGCGCGCCGATCGCCGGCAGGGCGGTCTCCGGGTCGACCTGGCCGGCTACCGCGTCCAGCGCGTTGACCGGGATCGGGCCGGACCGCTCGGTGAAGATGTACCTGGGGACCGGCCGCGGGTCCGACCAGCCGTAGCGGAGTTCCCGGATCTCGCTGACGCCGACGGTGGCGTTCTTGATGTAGATGTCGTCGGCCTGCGCCTGGGCCAGCCGGTCGTCCTGCTCCTCGCCCAGGTCGAACGCGAACCGCAGCGGCAGGCCGAGGTCTTCCTGCAGCCACGCGGACAGGATGTCCTGCACGTGGTGGGCGAGGGGCAGGTCGCCGGTGCGGTGCTGGACGTCGGCCTGGCTCTCGCCCGACGAGCGGTTCACGTCCTCGGTGAACCCGAGGTCGGAGGGGACCGTGCTGAAGCTGGCGCACGTCTTGCGCATCATGAACAGCGAGAAGCCGTCCGAGAAGTCCTTCTCGTTCGACCAGACCAGCTTCGAGCCGGGCGGCATCCACCGCACCTGGTGCTTGCGGGACTGGTCGGCGTACATGAAGCTGTCCCAGTACTCCTGGAACTGCTCGATCTGGTCCGGGCTCCACGTGTCCGGGGCGGACGCGAACGCGGCGGGCAGGTTGCCCTCGGTGAACCGCTGCAGGAAGTAGACCTGGAACCGCAGGTCGGTGTTCGCGTTGAGGATGACATCCTCGATCGGCGCCCGCCCGTACAGCGACCCCGATTCGGGGTCGAACGGCTCGTAGATCAGGTCGTCGCGGGTCAGCCAGTTCCACGGCAGGCCGTGCGCGTACTGGACGAACCCCTCGGCCGGGGGTTCGGGGATCTCGCCCCAGTAGTCCTGCAGCGGGGCGATCAGCCGGCCGTCGATGACTTTGAGGCCGACGCACCGGCCGCCCCGGTTCCGCATCCGGTACAGCGTGCCGGCGTCGTAGCCGAGGATGTCCCTCAGCCATTTCGCCAGCCACGGCTTGAACAGCGTCTTGCGGTCCGGGCGGTTCAGCGCGGCCATCCCGTAGGGGATGGCGTCGGTGACATCGCCGGAGTAGCCCTCGGCGGCGATGAGCTTCCAGTCCAGCGAGCGGATCGACGCGATCCTGTGGCGGATGCAGATCCTGGCCACGTCGTAGGTCTCGACCAGGCCGGTCAGCACCTCGAAGCTGACGCGCTCGTGCAGCCGCGGCCGCGCGGCGATGTTGTAGCCGGGAGCGTACTCGTGGGCGAGGGGCGTGCGCCGGTAGCCGTCGTAGGGGCGGAGCGGCTCGCCCGGCGAGAACGGGGTGGCGGGCGTCATCTGCGCCGCTTGCATGCCCTGCTCCATCGCAGCAGGCACCGCCGAGCCGTACGACTTGGCCACGGCAGCGCCCGGCGCGGGCCGGTCGAGGACTGCGGCGCGGGACCGGACGCTCATTCAGCCCCCCGGTTCACCGTTCAGCGGGCGGCGTCCAGCCGAGCGACCTGAGGGCCTCCGCGGTCTCGTCGGCGACCTGCACGCGGGCCGAGCCGAGCAGCAGCCGCAGCGCGCCCGGGCCGACCAGCGTCACCGTCACCACGGGGATGCCGCCCTCGTCAGCCTTGACCGAGAATGCGGTGACCGAGGCGGCCGGGTGGCCGTTGATCTCCGGGGTCCCGGTGAACGGCCACGTCCCGTCGAATGCGAACGCGGGCGGCGTCTGGTCGGCCAAGGCTCTCCCCTGCTGCTAGCCGTGACGGGGCGGCACATGGGGGCCCGGGGGCGGCGGCTTGCGGCGGTCGTGCTCGCCGAGCTTCTCCAGCGCTCCCTTGACGTCGGCGAGGCCGCCGGGGCTGTCGGTGTCGAGCAGGTCCGCGATCCGTTCCTGCCTCGCCGCGGCTTTCCGCAGCGGCCGCCACGCCACGGCGTGGGTGACGACAAGGCCGATGCCGGCGGCGATCAGGTCCCGGTACAGGCCGTTGACGACGAGCCAGTGCCAGGCGTGCACGGCACCTCCCGGGCTACCGCGCTCCCCTGATCCGCGGGGAACTCGGTCAGTGTCCGCGTCCGCGCCACCCACCGGGACCCGAGGCCGAGCGCCGGGTCGTCATCACCGAACGGGAGCACGTAGCCGAACTGCGTGATGACGGCGCCATGTGACAGCTTGGCCAGGATGCCTGCCTTGTCGCAGGCGTTGAGCGCGCCGGCGAGAGCGGCGAGCAGCGCGGGGGCCTGCGCTTCGGAGCCCATGCGCAGGGACACGTCGCGCGGCAGCTCGTACGGCGCCTCGGTCATGACGGCCTTCAGGGCTTTCCGTGCGGGATCCGCGCTCACTGGCCGGCCACGCGCATCCCGGCCACGTCGAACCGGAACACGCCCGTGATGATCTCGCCGTCCCTGACGTGCGGCTTCCCGCCGTAGACCGGGCTGCCGTCCTCGTCCGCGAACAGGGTCAGGTCGGCGGTGATCAGCGATTCCGCGTCCGCGTCCACGACGCGTATCCGGCTGGCGGTCATGATCTGCTCGCCCGTGGCGGCGTCGTAGATGGCGGTGTCCCAGCCGGGCATCATGCCGCTGCGCGGGTGCCCCCACTCGATGATGATGCTGCGCCCGGTCACGACCGGGTCTGGCGGCAGCGAGACGATCTTGTGGCGTCCGGCACCGTCCGCGAGCGTTTCGTCGTACAGCCGCTGGAACTCGGCCACCTGTTCGGGTGTCCATGTCTCGGCCGCGCCTGATATGGCGGCGATGAGCGCCCGCACCGTCTCATGGTCGGCGACCTTCACCTCAACGACGGCGGACTTGGCCACGCCCCTACCATCCTTTTCGCTGCTGGGCGAACATCGCGTTACGTGCCCGGGCCCGCTTCTCGGCGTCGGTCAGGACAGGCCCGGGAGGTTCGCCTGCTGGTGCCGCCCCAGGCTCAGGCTGGGGCTCGGGGTGCGGGGCGTGACCGTCTGGGCGGCCGGCCGGCTGCACGTCCGGGGGCTCGGCTGACGCGGCCAGGGCCTTCTTGCGCGCCCAATCGATCCAGGCCTGGGCGCCCCCGCCAAGGTTGATCAGCAAGTACCGGGCGCAGTCCGGGAGGTGATCCTCGGCTTCAGTGTCGGCGTCCTCAGGATCGCCTTTGGTGGCCCTCGGGAGGTCGCTGAGAGTGCGGTAGAAGTTGGGCAGCGTGCTGAAAATATGCAAACGGGGGCAGCTCTCCCAGCCCATTTGCCGGTGGTGCAGGCAGGCGGGCGCCTCTTGCAGATATGACCTCACGCGCTGCCAGCCCGGCACCCTGGCACCTTTGCCGGCCGGGGTCAGGTTCACGCCGTTCTGCTGGTAGATGGTGCTGATCGGAACGGCTTCGCCCCTGCGGGCGAACATCGCGTCGTCACCGAAATACGTGGTGATGTGCTCGCCGGGCGCCTGGGCGGCGAGAATCTTCCGGGCCTGCTCGGACTCGCCGACGCCAGCTTCGTACAGCTCCCGGAAGAACCAGGCGCGGCCGTCCTCGTCAATGGCGGCGAAAAGGACGCCCCACGGATTGAGGTGGCCCCAGTCGACCGAGCAGTACCGGCGCCACGACGCGGGCGGCATGAACGGCTCCACGACGTGCCGCTCGCGGGAGAGCTCGGGGAACATCATGCCCGCGAACACATCCCAGTTCCCCTCAAGGAATGCCGCGCGCATAGTAGGCGGCAGGGCTCTCAGGTCAGCCGCATACTCGGGGTTGACGTGCGGGTTGTCTTGCAGCGAACTTGGCACGAAGCGGACGGTCCGTCCCCGCTCGTCCAGGTAAACGTCACGCCCGTAATTGGTTTTCGTAATGTAGCGCAACTTGACGGCAGAATGGCCGGGCCCTCCGGGGTTGGCTGAAGATCTGATGCCCAGTACCGGGATATCTGCGCGGCCGGACCGCAGCCGTGATTCGATGAACGAGATAACATCGGCTCCGGTCAGGCTGCGTTCATCAAAGCAGACCAGCTGGTACTGGCCGCCTTGCCTCCGGGTAGCGTCTTTCACGGTCTCTGCATAGCGGAACATTATCAGCGAGCCGTTCGGGAATCGCAGCTCGTGCTCTGTCCCGTTCCAGGATGCGCCAACTGCCCGGGCGAACGCGAACGTGTTGGCCAGTTCGGCGAGCAGCGATTCCCTCAGTTCCGGGTATGTCCGGCGGAATGCGCCGACACGCAATCCCGGATAGCGGACGCACTCCCGGATAGCGTGAGCCGTCAGAGCGCAGCTCTTGCCCCCGCCGGAGCTTCCGCCAAACAGGACATCCCATTCCGTCGCCTCGTGAAATACCCGCTGTTTCGGGGTAGGGACATATCCGAGCGCGTCGAAAACTGAGCTCTTCCGGTCGGGAGGGTCCAGGCGGTCAGCCAGTACCGCAGCAAAATCGAGCGACACGGCCCCTCCGGGCTAACTGACGATGCGCAGCCGCCGTCCGACCCCCGTCATGATGTCGCGCTGCTGCTCGGCGGGGAGCCCCGCCGCGGCCAGCTGAGCCGCGAGAGCGTCACGCACCAAGGTGACCTGCTGCTCGGTTACCGTCGCCAGCCGCTCTTCGATGTTCAGCTTCGCGATGTCCACCAGGAGACGGCCAGCGCGGTCCATCGCTCGCTCAAGCACGGCGACCTCAGCGCGGAGCTGCTCGCCGCCCGCTTCGCTGCCGTACCGCAGCGACCGCAGTTCGTTGACTTTCTCCCCGATGAACTGCTCCATCGCCAGGACGCGGCCAGCGAGACGCTGAAGAGCTTCAAGGTGATCGGTGACAGCGGGAGCGTCGTGCTGGTACAGCAGCCGCTCCGCCTCGGCCTCGATCCGCTGCTCCGCCGCCGACTGGCTGCCGGTCGGCGAACAGCCGCCGTGCCATGAGCAGCGTCCGTACCCCAGGTGGTCGGTCCCGGCCCCGGCGTCGCGCTCGCAGGTGCCGTCCCGGTGCCGCAACTTGCCGCCGCAGTAGGGACCTTTGCTCTTGCCCATAGAGAAGCCCCCTCGCACCCAGTTCATAGAGGGTGGCTCAAGTTCAGGCGGCGAGCGCCTCCGGGGTAGCCAGCCAGGAGTCGGCAACGTCCAGGATTAGCGCCAGGCATGACGCGTCGAAATACTCCCAGCCGCGCACCGGCTTCTCGCCTGCAAGGGCAAGAGCGGACTTCACGGCATCTTCGACGGCTAGGGCCGCGCCTTCGGGCAGGTCGGCAACGAGGCGGTGGACCTCGACATAGCCGTGCCCGCGGTGCTTGGCGAGGCGTTTCCGGCCGTCTCTGTTGCTGACGCCGAATTTGACGACGGGCTGAGTGTCGTGCTCTAGGACATAGAAGACGCTGTGCGCTCCCGCGCATTCACGGCACAGTCCGCTTCCCTGCTGGACGTCGTTCGGCCGCGGGCGGCAGGTGTGGCCTTGGGGGCATCTGACGAGGGTCGGCGCCTTGTTTCCGCGCCATCGATCCCATAGCGGCGTACCGCCGAGGCTGATCACCAGCGCGCAGTATGCTTCCTCGGCCGCGGCTGGATCTAGGCCGACGCATGCCCGGCAGATGCCCTGCCCCTGCTGGACGCTGGCCGGGGCTGGATAGCAATTGTGACCCGCGCTGCACTTGACGTGGTGCGGATGGTTGGCCCCTCGCCATACGGTATAGGCGGGCGTGCCGCCGAGCGCTTCAACGCGGGTGCGGAACTCGGCCTCCGCGACGCCGGGATGGCGCCCTGAGCAGGACCAGCAGATCCCGGTACCCTGCTGGACGCTGGCCGGCCGCGGGTAAGCGTCGTGGCCTGCGGCACACCTGACGTGATGCTTCTTCGCGGCGCCGAGCCACCGGACCTCGAGGACTTCGCCCCCGAGCTCGGCGACGCGCTCGCGGAAGCGTCGCTCAGCGTCAGCCGGATCGTGACCCACGCATGTCTTGCAGATTCCCCGGCCCGAATTCACCTCGTGAGGAATCGCGCCGCACGAGTGCCCGGCCGCGCAGATGGCGCGATGCCTGATCCTGGCACCGAGCCATTCCGGCTCCAGCAGGGTCGCGCCGAGCTCCTTCAGCTGCGCCCGGAAAGTCACCTCTGCGGCTAGCGATCTGGCGCCACGGATGGCCATCTTCCGATCATCCCGCGCGCCACTGACATTCCCGCGGGTCTAGCGTTCAGGCCGCGTCTGGCTCATCGCCGCTGTCGCCTGCGCCGGATGGGCCGAGGTCGTGTTCCTCGTCGTCGTCCAGGCACACGCAGTCGCTGAGGAGTTCGAGGCACCTGCTGCACTTGCGGGCCATCAGCCGGGCGCCGTCACGCTACTGAACGACGGGTAGGTGACGGCCGGGACGGGGTTGATGCCCACCGTGCTCGTCATCGCCACCGGGAAAGCGATCGTCCGGTACCACGGCGGGACGCGGGCCATCGCGCCGGAGGGCGGGCGGAGCGGGTCGTGGGCCGCGCACCCGTACCGCAGCCCGGTCCCCCAGTCGTACTCGCACACGGCTTTCTCGCCGCAGCCGGAGCACGGCCTGGGCGGCAGCGTGACGGGAGCGGAGTCCATCAGGACGCCGCCGGCTCCGAAGACGCGGACGGCTCGGCGGGGGCCGGCGCGGGCGCGGGGACCAGGGAGGTGATCTGGGCCACGGCCGGGTCCAGTCCCGCGACCGTCGACTTCGCCGACGCCACCGCGGCGTCCAGCGCCGAGGTGTTCACGCCCTGCGCCTGGAGGCTGGCGATCTCGGCCTCGATCGCGGTGAAGTCCGACCCGAGGGTGGTGACAACCCCGGCCACGTCGGACTGGATCTGGGTCAGCAGCGCCGTCGCGGCATCGACGTCGGCCTGGGTGGTGCTCTGCTCGGACATGATGCGATCCGCTTTCTGGTGAAGTGACTGGAGTGACTCGTAAACCATCGCCAGGGTGACCGGAGGCCCGGACTGCGCGGGGCCGTGGCAGTGCCCGCACGCCTGCTCGGCGGTCACGTGGAGCATGTGCCGGCCGATCCCGTCCAGGAAGTCGCTGACCGGCTCGGCCATCAGGCACCCCCCGGGTTCAGGCTGCCAGCGGAAGATCCGGCTCTTGCTCGCCGCTGCCCTCGTCATCGCGTCTGCGTCCCGGTTTCAGCTCGGCCAGCAGCGGCAGCACGACCAGGGCGGCGAAAGTGAACGCGGAGAGGATGACCTCGGGGACGGTGACGTGAGGCAACACGGGAGCCGATCAGGAGACGCGAGGCGGAAGGGGCCAGAGTGGCAAGCGGTACCGTAGCACGTTCCCGGTGCGGTCAGGCGGCTGCTGTCTCGCCGCGGGCGAAACCCTGGAACCGGTGCTTGCACTTGGCCACGTCCAGGGCCCGGAACACCGGCCAGCCCCGCTCGTTCAGGCCGGCCCGCTCGATGTGGCCGCGCTGCTCCCACTTGCGGAAACGGCTGACCTTCACCCCGGCGACCTCGGCAGCCTCGGCCCTTGTGAGGAGCATGTCCGGGCTCGTGATGACGACCAGGGCGGCCACCTCCCCGGGCATCAAAAAAGACCCTCCGCCAGCGACCGGGCAGAGGGCACAGAGGTTCTGCTGCTAAGGGTGGGACACGTACCCGCGGAAGTCAAGTCAGGCCGCGCTGTCGAGCGCCGCGAGTTCCTCGCGGGTCATGCGCCGGTTGCAGTCCGTGTTAATGCACCTGACGTAGTCCTCGCCGTCGCGGGCCCAGAGGGTGTACAGGTTGCAGCGGGGGCACGGGCGCTTGACGTGCTTGTCGACCTGGCCGGCCCTGGCTTTCTCGGCCAGCTCGCGGTGCCAGCGGCGGATCTCCCGGCCGAAGTCCACGGCGAGGTCCGGGTGGGTGATGCACTTGCCGAAGTGGAACACGAGCCACGCGGTGATGGTGGTGATTTCCGTGGCCAGGTAGCCGCGGTGCGGCTTCGGGTCCTCGGCGAGGCCGCCGGCGGCCAGCACGGCCGGGCGGAACGAGGACTCCCAGGATCGCAGCCACTCGCCCAGCTCTTCGAGGTCGTCCATCCGGCTCGATGGGGACGGCGCGGCCCTGCTGCCGGACACCTTCCCGGCCCTGTCGTCGCCCCGGTCGTTCAGGCTCGCCGGCAGGGCAGCCAGGATCGCGGCGGCGTCGTCGATCTGGCCGAGCATCTCATGCAGCTGGGATTTGCAGCGGCCGCACCACGGGTCCCCGTACACCGGATAGAAGTCGGGAGGATCGGGCCGGGACTGGGCGGAGTCGAGCGGGTCGTAGCCGGCCAGGTCCCGCTGGTATTCGGCGTTCGCCTTGCGCCACCTGGAATTGCACGGGCCATCGCACGGGACCTCGCTGCTCATGGCGTTTATCTTCGGGCACTGCGCATCCCGGTGCCAACAGGAGAGGACCGGAGTCAGCTGGAGACTGATGCGGACGCAGGGCCGGTCTGCCATGATGGGGGCCGTGATCAACTTTGTACCCATTCAGATCGTGAATGACTCGATCGTCGTCCAGGGCTCCGTCAACGGCCAGCCGGTCACCTTCGTGCTGGACACCGGGGATGCCATCGGCCCGACGTTTTCCTCTGCTGACGCGCAGCGGCTCGGCCTGGTGCCGTCCGGGTCGTTCGGCGTCGAGGGGGCCGGGGGCGCCTCGCAGGTGCAGGCGTGCACGGCCTCCGTGACGCTCGGGAACGACACCTGGCACTCGGAGCCATCAGCAATAGACCCGGATCTCGGCCAGTCGCTGATCGGCTTCCCTTTCTTCGCCCGCGAGTGCTCCATCTTGTCGCTCGACCTGGTGAACGGGTACCTGATCATGGTGCCGAGAGGCTCGGCTGCCGCAGCGTAACGCAGCTCCAGGATCAGCCGCCAAGCGCCTGCAGCACCTGCTCGGCCTCAAGCAGGTCCCGGAACCTCTCCGGGTACTCGGCGGCGAGGCATGCCAGGGCGCGGAACTCGGCGGCCAGGGCGCCGCGGGCACCAGAGTCAGGCTGGGCGTGGGCGTCGGCGTGGATGACGGCCACCGGGTCGCGCGCCCAGGAGGCCATCTCGCCGCCGCGGCACGACACGCACAGCGGGCATACGGCCGTCCATGGGGGCGGCTCGGCCAGCATCGCGTCGAACTCGGCCAGCGGCACGACACGCCGACCGGCGGTCCCGTAGCCGCACAAGGTCACGTCCGGTGTGGTGCGCCACGGCGGCCCCGCGCGGAGGGCGTGGGCCCTGGCAGGCGGCGGCACGAACCCAGGACCGCCGGCCAGCCGCCAGTACCGCGACTGCATGTCCGGCACCTTCAGCCGCTCCACCTGGCCCATGCGCTCGAGGCGGCGCAGCATCTGGTAGGCCGGCGAGCCGTACGGCCGGTAGCCGGCGCGCCGCTCGATCTCCAGCGTGGCCAGCGGCTCGGCCGCTTCGCGCAGGACGGCCAGGATCTGGTCCGTCACCGCCACGCTACGAGGGCTGAGGCTGGCCATCGGCGTCTTCTAGCGTGCAGTCCTTCAGCCCCGCGGCGAGCCCGGCCCTGTAGTTCGCTTCGTATCCGCGCCAGAAGCTCGCCGGGATCCCCGTCCCCATGGCCAGGATCCGGGCGTGCAGCTCGGTCAGCGGCTTACGCTCGAGCACCTCGGTGACCAGGGTCTCGGCGGGGTCCGCGTGGTCCCGGCCTACCGCCGCCACGGCCAGGACGCGGGCGGTCAGGCCGTGCTCCCTCATCCACTCGCGGAGGCACACGGCCGGAGCGAGCGTCCAGTCGGGCCTGAACTCGTGAACCTCGGGCTCTGCGCTCACCGCAACCCCCAGTCCGGCACGTCGAGCATCCCGGCGTCCTTCATCGCCGCGATCGACTCGGCTACCTCATCCTCGTCAAGGCCCTGGTCCCGTAGCTCGTCGCGGACCACGGCCTCGAGGATCTCGTCACGCACCGGGGCGCGCCAGCAGCTCGAGGTCGGCCGGGTCCGTCGCCCTCGGGGTCGATCCGGGCGTGCCGTAGCAGACAAACACGAAGCGCTCGCCGACACGGACGATCAGGCCGTCCTCGGCTTGGCTGACCGGCGAGCCAGGCCGCCGGTAGACCACGCCGTCGCCTATGTGGTCATGGGCCTCGTCAAGGGTCACCGGGACTCGCCTCCTTGCTGTACCCGATCTCCAGCAGGCAGTACCGGCCGGCCTGCGCTTTCAGTTCCTCCAGCAGGTCATGGCCGCCCACCTTGATGTCCTCGTCGGTCCACAGGTAGCCGGTGATCTCCGAGTAGGCGTTACGGAACTCGGCTTCGCCGGCGCCGAGCAGCTCCCGGAGCGCGCCCTCGATCATGTCGTCATCGGAGCGGGACGTGCCGGCGGTCCAGTAACGCACCGTCAGGTAGCGGCCGTGGCGGTCGATGTCGTCGGTGACGATCTCCGCGAGCGGGTCGTCGTAGCCGGGCCTTTCCGGGTTGTCGAGGAACAGCACGTCCATCGCTTCGTCCCAGTCGTGCAGGGCGAGGATCCCCCGGTACCGGACGGTCTCAGCCACCGCCGCGCGCCGCCTTTCGTTCGGCGTCCTGCTCTTTCAGCTTCTGCTCGGTCTCCGGCAGCAGCCTGCGGAGCACCTTGACCCCGGTGACCTGCCTGCCTTCGCCGAAGTCCAAGCCGTAGCTCAGTTCGGCCGGGATCACCTGCGACTCCTCGGTGCCGTCCGCGTAGTAGATGACCAGCGTTACGGAGCCGGGCGGCGCATCCTGGATGCGGGCCGCGTCGGCGGCCTGTTCGCGGAGTTCCCCCGCGAGGTCCCAATCCAGGAAAGGACTCCTGCTACTGCCAGCCATCCCGCTCAGCCCCTCACTGCCATCCAGATCGCCACCGCCACGCACGCCAGGCTGAGCAGGACCCAGCCGAGGGCCATTTTGTGCTCAAGGGTCCACTTGGCGTGCCCGGCCGTGTCGGGCCACTGCCAGGTTTTGCCTGTGCGGCGGATCTCCTCGATCTTCCGCTGGCGGCCGGCAGGATCAGGCACCGTCGCTCACCGGCTTTCCCTGGACGACCAGGCCCCGGACTTCGAGCACGGGCCTGGCGCCGGGAAACTGCTCAGACCAGAAGCCGCCGGACACGGCGTGGGCGGCCACCTCGTGAGCGGTGACGTACGTGCTGTCCGGCCCCGTTCTCACCGTGCCCGCCAGGGTGATCCACACGACCGTGCCGTCGCCGATCTCAGCCGGGACCGGGATCACCACACGCGGCGTCCGGCGCCGCGCCCGCAGCCATCGCGGCCACCTAGCCATCCCCGCCCCCCTCGCCGCCGCCGAGCAGCTGCTCCGGACCGCTGAACTCCCGCGCCAGGAACACCGCCGTCTCATCCCCTTGCGCGGCCAGCTCCTGGA